AATGTATACAATGGAAGTATGGCTATGAAAGAAACAAATCAAGTTATTAATACAGCTAAACCTTTGCCTCAACAACCTATCAGAGAAAATTTCAAAAATCAATCCCCACAAATGAAGTTACCAGAACTACAACAACAACATCAACATCAAAATCAATCTCAACTACAACATCAACATCAAAATCAATCTCAACTACAACCTTCACGTTTTAAAATAGTTGAGTCTCCAGAACATTTGTATAATGTAATTTCGAATGGTTTAGAAAAATTTCGTTCTAATTTTAAATCAAAAAATATGTCTCCTCCTCCAATGAAAATGTTTTTAAAACTGTATACAGATTGGTGTAATCCATGTAAAAAAATTAAACCAGTTTTAGACGAAATTTCATTATCAGAAGAATATAAAGATATTATCTTTTTACAATTTAATGCAGATATGATGATGAAAGGCCAAGATCAATACTCAAAAGAATTATTGAAATTTCTTAAAGTCGGCGCTGTTCCTGCATTTTTTGGATTTGTAGATGGAAATCTAGTAGATACTGTAATGGGAGCAGATCTTAATGAAATTCAATTATTACTCAATAAAATTAAATAAATAGTATTAATTAAAATGTATGATGTCATCATTATTGGCGGAGGTATAGCTGGTTTATATACTGCTTATAAATTATGTGAAAAGTATAATATTTTATTAATTGAACGTAATAAAGTTCTTGGCGGTCGTGCTAGTAATACTTTATTTAAAGATGTTTCTGTTGTAACAGGAGCAGGAATTGGTCGTAAAAAGAAAGATAATTTATTAATCAATTTAATGAATGAATTTGAGTTTCCTATTAAAGAATTTAGAGTAAATCATGATTATTCTTATTCTGGTTTAACATTATCAAAAAATGATTTTTATAAAATGTTTAAACAACTTCGTTCTGAATATATAAAAAAACCTATTTGTTCTACTTTTAAAAATTTCGCAATCCCAATTTTAGGAAAAAAAATGTATAATGAGTTTATTATCTTTAATGGATTCACTGATTTTGAAAATGAAGATGTATTTGACACACTTTTTAACTACGGAATGGAAGACAATTTATTTGAATGGACTGGTTTCAGTGTTCCATGGAAAAAACTAGTAGAAAAAATGAAGTGTAAAATAGGTCTAAATAATATTTTATTAGATAAAAATGTTATACAAATTCAAAGACTTGTTGATACTACATTTTCTCTAAAATTAAATGATAATACAAAAGTTATGACAAAAAATGTCGTAATTGCAACAACAATTGAAAGTGTACTATCTTTAGTAAAAGTTCAACGAAAATTTTATAAACAAATTAAATCTCAACCTTTCTTACGTTTATATGGAAAATTTACTAAAGATTCTGCTTTACTTATTGAAAAATATATAAAAACTACTACTATTCTTCAAGGTCCATTACAAAAAATTATACCTATGGATAAAGAAAAAGGAGTTTATATGATTAGTTACAGTGATAACAAAAATGCGTTATTTTTAAAACCATATATCGAAAATACAAAATCAAATAAAATATTCCTATGCAACTTACTTGAAGATGAATTAGGACTTTCTAAAAATTCTTTACATCTTGAATCCATAAAAGGAATTTATTGGGAGTCTGGTACTCATTATTATTTACCAAATCCAAGTGAAATATCTAGACAAGAATTTATACATAAAGCACAACGACCTATGCCTGGTATGTTTATTGTAGGCGAAATGATTTCTATGAATCAAGGATGGGTTGAAGGTGCATTAGAAAGTGTTGAAAGTGTTTTATGTGAAATTTAAAATTGATAATTTATAAAATAAAAATTTATAAATTATATTTGTGACTGGATGTACCGACAATTTTTTAAAACTAGTTTACCACGCTTTGAACTAATTGAAAAGAATAGGAATTCACCAAAAGGCTTACTTTTTTGTAATGGAATATGTCAAGATTTTAGACCAGAATCTAGTTTTTCATTGCATAAAAATTTATGTAAAGAATGTAGAAATTTAAGTGGAATTGCTATGAAACAAATAACTGATAATAAAATAACCTTAGAACAATTTAAAGAAAATCCACAAATAGTTAATGGACTAGAAAACGTTATAGAAACAAAACAAGAATGTAAAAATTGTAAACAAGTAAAAAATATTTCAAATTTTGAAGCAACAAGAAAAACATGTAAAGCTTGTAGAACTATTCAGGATATTAACAGAAATAATAAAGATCTTGATACTTATATTTCTGATATCGAAAAATTAAAAACTAATATCAATGAACTTCATTCATTCATCAATCATATTCCTAAAAATAAATTAATCAGAATTATCTCACATTTTAATGTTGGTAGAAAAGCAACTGATACGAAAGAACGTATGGTTTACAATATGGTAGAACACTTTAAAAAACTATTAAACCCAAATATTTGTCTAGGTGGATGCGGTTTCAGTTTAGAAGAACAATTTTCAAAATGTAAAAAATGTAAAAGAATTGAAGAAAAAAAAGTAACTAACCATCAACTCTCCAATATAGAATTTGAAAATAATATTGAAGAATTCATTTCAACTCTTGAAGAATTAAAGAAAGAAGAAGATATTTATAATAAAAAACAAATTGTTATCATTGCAAGAAAACTTGGACTAGATCCAAAACAAAAAGTAAAAAAATATGAAGTTATTGCTTTAATTAATGAAGAATTATCTAAACGAAAAATTGAAAAAGAAAAGTCTATTGTTCCTAAAAAAACAGATTTTGAATTAAATGGAATTATTGTTTTATCAAGAGATGATGGTTACATTAATGCTACTCAATTATGTAAAGCAGGTAAGAAAAAGTTTAGTCATTGGAATAGTTTAGATAATACTAAATATTTATTAAATGAACTTTCGAGGTCGGCGGGAATTCCCGCCGACCTCTTAATTGATGTAAAGAAAGGTGGAAATGATAAAATAAATCAAGGTTCGTGGATTCATCCTGACTTAGCAGTTCAATTAGCACAATGGATTTCTCCTATATTTGCTTTACAAGTTAGTAGATGGATTAGAGAATTAGCAATGACTGGGAAAGTATCACTTGGAAATGAAAAGACTAATGATGAATTATTAAAATTACAAAAAGAAATAAAATTAGTGGAAACAAAGTATATAAAACTGTTAAAAAAACGTAATTATCACAAGTTTAAACAAGGTCCTGTATTTTATATAATATCAGATAGTGATGGTAAAAGTATGAAGTATAAAGTAGGCATTGATTTGGTAGATGTAAATGTTAGACTACAGCAACATCGTAGTACTACACCAGCTATAAAATTAGAATATTTATTATACACAGATAAAGCATTGTTAATTGAAGAAGGAATGTTAGAATTATATAAAGAAAATAAAAAATCGTATTTGAACCATGAATGGATATATGATATTGATGTAAAACATATTATAGGAAGTGTAGATACTTTTGTTAAATTTTTAGGAATATCCTTTACAAAAGATGAAAATATTTCAGAATATAATAAGCATATTTTTGATGATGAATAATTATAGGTAAATTAAAGTAAAAATAATTAATTATTACCGAAGCCGGAAACCCGGCTTCGGTAATAATTCCCGAAACGGGAAATCCCGTTTCGGGAATTATTAATGATTTTTAAGTAAAACATTACTTAAAAATAAACCATAATAAAAGAAATGTCAGGGAGAGATACGATTACTTATAGGATTCGTGAACTTGATCCAGACATGATTGCTCCATCCACCAAGAATATGGATCGTCCAGAACAAGGTGGTAGTAAAATTGTTATTATAGGAAAACCAGGTACAGGTAAAACTACTTTAATTACAAGTCTTTTATATGAAAAAAGCCACGTTTTCCCTATAGGAGTGGCAATGAGCGGAACGGAAGATAGTAACGGGCATTATTCCAAGATTTTTCCATCATCATTTGTGTTTAATTCTCTGGATAAGCCTGTTATCGAGCAATTTATTAGTCGTCAAAAATTGGCAAAACAGCATTTACCAAATCCTTGGAGTGTATTATTACTTGATGATTGTACGGATGATCCAAAGCTATTTAATGATCCAATGTTCCTTGGAATATTCAAAAATGGAAGACATTGGAAGATGTGGTTTGTCCTCAGCTTACAGTATGCTTTAGATATTAAACCCGCAATTCGTACAAATATCGACGGTACTTTTATTCTACGAGAAACTAACTTGCGTAATAGAAAAATTTTACACGATAATTTTGCAGGTGTTATCCCTGATTTTGCATTATTTTGTGATATACTGGATCAACTTACTGATGATTATAGCGCAGTATACATCCACAATGCGACAACCTCTAATAAGATGGAAGATTGTGTTTTTTGGTATAAGGCGAAACCAGTACCTGAAAATTTTAGACTTGGGTGCGATGATTATTGGGATTTTCATGATCAAAGATTTGATGTAAAGAGTGATTAGACTTATTTTAAATTGAGTAAATCTACATAATAATCGTCTGTTTTATCCATACAATCTGTACAAAACATTTTATTTGTTTTATCTAAAGTAGGTTTATAATCGCCTGGAACAATTCCGTCAATAGGTTGTCTGTACCCAGGTATAAATTCCTTTGGATGAAGAGGGTAAGAGTTTGAGTAAGGCTTATTTGGATTATTGTATTCATTTAAAGGGACACCGATACGATATTTTTCAATTTCATTTTTATTCATATTGTATTTTTCTAAAAGTTGAAGATTAATATTAGGAGTTTGTGCCAATAAATTTGTTTGTTTTTTTGGTGACTCTATTTTTGACATGTAAAAGGTAAACACTAAAATTACTAAAAGTAATATAAAAGTTGTCAATGTTCGTCTCATTTTATTAGATATAAAAGAATTTAATCTTTTATATAAATGGCAATTCAATATCCTAAACTTGAAAAATTAACTCTTCCATCAGTCGAAGGATTCAATGGGTCATTAAATATTTTAAGAGACCCCCCTAAATCAATTTTTACAAAACGTATTGATAAGGTATTCCAGAATAATAATTTTAATGATTTAATTGATGATAGTTCAGATCGTATGTCAGAAGGAATTAGTGTTTATAGCAGAGGTGTTAATCCAATGGTTTCAGTATCTTATGATAACAATTCTAATAATGCTGGGTCGTTTACAGCATCTACATTTGGATATGGAAATAATGCATCACAAGGACATTTAAATCGTGGTTCACAAGCATTTTTACCTTATAGAATAGCAGACAAGGGTGCTTTTCGTCCTCCTATTCGGTCTCAATATGATCTATTACCATTATCAAGGCAACCTCGTGCATGGTTTCAAGCATTAACTAATCCAGGATTTATTGATTATGCCAAAAAGAAATATCTTCCAACAAAGTTTCGTATGATTAAAGATTTACTTTTAAAAACAGATGATCTTATTAAACCAAATTTGTCTGTTAAAGTTGAAAAACCAATTTTAGAAAATTATAAGATGCAAAATTCAATTAATGAAAAACATATAAATGTTCTAAATGCATCATCTGGAACTCGTTCTTTAGATCATTCTAATTTTACAAGAGAAAATGTAGATCTTTATAAGGGTATTCAAGAAAAATATGAACAAGTAAATGCAATTACGAATAAACAAAGCAGTCGTTCTCATAATTTATCAAATATGTCTATTAATGAGAAAAATTATATCCAAGATAAAAACTATTACGAAGCAGGTTCAAATCCATCTGAATTTCGTAATCAAGGGTTAGAAGGAATTGAAATTGATGAAGATAAATATATTCTTGAAAAAGAGTATTATGAAACAAATACGAATAAAGGTAGAAATATAAATACAAAGACATTAGATGAATTACAGACTAATAATAAGACAAGTGTAAAAGATATTTCTCAATATGAACTTGAGTCTGGTAAAAATACAGGCTATACATTATTAACAGAAATACCAGAGTTTGAATTACAACATCATATGCCTAGGTACACAACTACAGCTGTATTAAATGATCCAACTGTTTATAAAAGAGTTGAACATAAAAATACGATTGAATTAAGACATAATTTACCTCAAACAAATTCTCTAAGAAATGTAACAAAAATTGAAGATATGGATAACTTTAATTATAGTTCATCTCGTGAATATAAATTACCAGAAGTAATTAAAAAAGGTGAATTTATGAATGAGGGAGTAGTTCCTAAAATAGATAGAAGTGAAATTCCTGTAAGAGTTGATTCGCATAAAGAAAAAATTAGAAAATATATGAATGATACACAGTTTTCAAGATTTTAATTTATTTACTCTAATAAAATATGTCGTATGTAACGAGTACACCAACAATATGTTATTATGTTAATTTGAATACGTACACAAAAGGGAAATTTGGGTACACAGATTTTAAAGTTCCTCTTAGTGATCCTATTATTAAAACAAAAGTATCCTATGAGATGAATAATTACAATAGTTTATCAAATGCTGATAAATCAATGAAAGAATTTAATTATTCTTTGTTTGATTCTGCTTATAATAAACCTATTTGTGATATTTGCTCTGTTAATGACTGTAAATAAAATTGATAAAAAAATAATTTAGTAATAGAAAATTAATAAAAATGAGTACATATCAAAGTATTGTAGAAGATTTTTTTTTAAAAAAATGTAAATTATTAACAACAAAAAATGAATACGATGAACTCATAAAAATATCAAAAGCTTTCAATTTTAAACTAACTTATATTGCATCTTGTAGCCATGAACATACTGTTTTTTATAATGTGTTCAAGTATAGAGGAACAGGTGTCATATGTCCTATATGTAAAACCAAAGAAACTACTATGAATAAAAAAGAGAAGATAAAGAATAATGAATTATCAAAACTTTCTACTATTGAACAAGAATTTAGTGTTATTAAAAAAATACAAGAATTATTAGTAAATGATTTTGAAATTATAAAAGCATTTGATGGTTGTAATATTGATCTTATTTTTAGATCAAAAAAATGTATTGAAGATAAATGGGTTGGAATCCAAGTTAAAACAACAAAATGTAGAAATCTAACTTATCAATTTCATTTACAATCAGAATATAAAAATTGTATCATTTTACTTTATAGTTGTGATGATAACCAATCATGGATTATTCCTGAAAATACATTAAATGATCATAAAAGAATTAGTATTGGGTTTAAAAAATCAAAATATAATATCTATAAAATTACAGATGACTGTCCTATTAATAAAAAATTAAGTGATTTATACGATAAAAATAGCAAGCATTCTTTTGACTCATTAAATATACCTGTATGTATATACCAGCAACGAGAAAAAGAATTTAGAAAATATAGAGAAGAAAAGATTAATTTTTTAAAATTTGAATATGATGAGATGGAAGGGACAGTTTATGATTTTAAAATTGGTAAGTATAAAATACAGGAAAAAGTTTGTCAAATAAATGAAAAACGTAAAAGATATAGCTTTTGTATTTATAAAAATAATGGAAAGATAGATAAAAAACGTTCTTTTTGTAACTATGAAAAAGGAGATAACGATTTTTACTGGTTACAGTGTTCTGATAAAAAATTCTTTTTTGTTATACCAGAAAAAGTTTTAATTGAAAAGAATATGATTGGAAATAAAGCAAAAAATAAAAAGTTTTTATGTATACAATTTACAATAAAAAATGAATTATACAAGAATCAATTATGGTTAAAAGATTACTTATTTTCTTATTATGAAATTGAAAAAGATATGATGAAATTGATAAAAATGTTTATGTAAAAAAATAAATGTCTATTTAAAGATGTGTATACATACATATATGCCTGGATAGCTCAGTTGGCAGTCAGCGTGTGCCTGTTAAGCACAAGGTCAGTGGTTCGATCCCACTTCTAGGCGTATCATTATTTAATTTTTTAATTAAATAATTATTTTACAATGCGATACAAGACAGCTCCATCTTTTCGTGTGATTCGAATATATTCACCACGTTGAAAGAAGTAAAAACGACTAACAGGATCTGTGTGTAATATAACAGGTAATCTATTTTTATATTGTTTATCTAACATTTCTTTTTCTTCTTTTGTTACTTTTTCATGTTTAGGGACAAGACGATGTTCTGTTATATTAAATTGTAATTCGCTTAAACAAAATAGTTCAATGTTATATTCCATGATATCTAGTGATTTTTTTGCACTTGAAGTAACGCTTTCACGATAAACAATTATACATCGATTACAATTTTCTTTATTCATGATTGATACAAATTCTTTAATTCCTTGAATAGAAAGTTTATCTTCTTTACAAATAAAACAAATAATTTTATGCTTTGTCGAATTAGCTTTTATAATAAAATCTTCTTTTGAATCTTCTTCTAAAGTGTAACATCTGTCAGTTAACATTTGTTTAATAATAATGCTTGCTTGAATTTCTTTTTCAAAATTCATTTTTTATTTAATTTTGTTTTCAATTTAAATAAATCAAATTTATATAAAATGTCAGATTCGGAAGAATCTAAACTTGATAAAATTTTAAATGCTGACCCTCTTTTTAATGAAAAAAGATTAAAAGAAATAGCTGAAAATTTATCTGAAGAAGATAAGAAAAGATATGCTAAAATAGGAGAAGAAATGTATAATTCTATTTCATTTGAGAATATCAATAGTCAAGGAAAATTAACTACTGAAAATGCAGATGCGGTAGAACTTGAAAATGTTGCTCAAGTTAAAGTAATGTTATTATCTGGTTTACATCCATCTTATTTATCAGGACAAGAAAAAGATATGATGAAAAACTCTTACGGTGAAAAATGGTATGAAACATATGGGTTTTTAGAAACAGATTTAAATCGAATTAATTTCTAAAAAAAAATAAATTTTATCTTGAAAGATATAAAAATGGTATATCGTTTAGTACCCAGCTATAAATTTACTCCTACTTCTCATTTCGGTGGCAGTGATTTAGTTAAACCCAAACTCTTAAAAGGCATGGCTTACGGTCTCCTTGTTGCTGTTCTTGTATTAGCAGGCCTTTATTTAATGGCTATGTCTAAAGAAAATGTTAGTTTAGCTCGTTATGTTGATTTACAAGATGGCTTAAAGAAACTTAACATGAGAAGATTTGGTTTAGAACTAGTTCTTCCTATTGGTCTTGGTTGTGCTGTTGTAGGTGCTTGCTTAGGTCATTGTTACTTATCTGATGACGAATAAATTTAATATCTAAAACAATCTAATGTAAAATCTTCAAAGATTTCACATTTTTTTACTATTGCAAGGTTTAATTTATTAACATTTAATTCTTTATCTAAATCTTTCAATAAAAGATATGTTTCTCCCATACTGCATATAATTCGTCCAACCTTATAATTTAACATGTGAGAAATTAAATATAATAACAAAGAGTATATACCAATACGTAATGGTAACCTATTATAAGCGTCACATATTTTAATAGAAATTTTTCCTTCTAATACTGAGTTATTTTTAACATATAACTGAAATGTTTCAGTAGTAGGATTTAATGAAAAATTTTGTAACATAAAAACACTTTCTAAATTACTCGGATATTCAATTTTAAATTCTAAAATTTTATCTAAAATATAAGAAAAATTTGTGTTTATTAAAGGGAAGCTTTTTGACAAATCAAATTCAAATTGATCTCCAAATAATACAAGTCGATTGTTCTTATGTTCTCCATATTTTTTAATTTTTTCTAAAAATAATTCCATTTTGTATAGTTATTTAATTAGTTAAATAACTATATAAAATTGATCTTTTTTTTATATTCCGATAAATATAAAAAGAATGACAACCACAGATGAATTTCAAAAAGTTCCAAACTTTTTTATGTCAAAAGAAAAAGAAAATAAAAAATATAGCACAAATCCACGTTATATTGATTTTATGCAAACACATTTTACTGCTGGTGATATTGAACAATTTAACATGTATCGTGATCCTACAAATGGAATTAATCCAAACCCATTTTTTGATAAATCTTTAAATGTTTGGAATGAAGAAAGTATTGGTGAAAATCTTGATTGGAAAAAATATTCTAATATTACAACAGAAGCAATCGATGAAACATTTTTATATATTTTTGAAAAATTTAAAAAAGGAGTTTTTATTAAAATTAAAGATAATAAATTAGATGTTTTTTTACCTTTTAGTAAACATAATTATATAAATGAATGGAGTAATCGTATTAAAGTGAACAATTCTTTTCATGATATCAAAGAATTTATGATTTATGCAAGTAAAATACAAGGGTATAATATTAAACCAGGACAAGTAAATTCGTATGTAAGTAAATGGTACGCAAATAACTGTTTAATTAGAAGCGAGTTTCCAACAGGTGAAAATGATAGATGTATACCAAATTTAAAAGATTTATTACTTACTTTATGTGAAAAAAGAGTAGTTCCTGATATAGAATTATTTTTTAATCGTCGTGATTTTCCTCTTATAAAACGTGATGATACGGAACCATATGATCATATTTTTGATAGTGAAAAATTTCCTTTAATTAGTCATCGATATAAAAAATATTGTCCAATATTATCAATGGTTACAACAAATACAAATGCAGATATACCATTTCCTACAATGGAAGATTGGGCACGTGTTAGTCATCAAGAACATTCTAAATTATTTGCTCCTGATTTTAAAGAATATAAATATAATTTTAATAATAATTGGGATTCAAAAAAACCAACAGCTGTTTTTAGAGGAGCATCTACTGGTTGTGGAGTAACTGTTGATACAAATCCTCGTTTAAAACTAGCATCTTTATCAAAAAACTCTCCGGTTGAAGATGGGTTTCCATTATTAGATGCAGGAATTACAAAATGGAATTGTCGTCCTAGAAAAATTATGAATCATGAATTTTTAGAACTAATTAATCCAAATAATTTTGATTTTAAACTAGCACAATTTTTATCACCTTTACAACAATCTAATTATAAATATATTATAAATGTTGACGGACATGTTTCAGCATTCCGTTTATCACTTGAATTATCTATGGGTTCAGTTATTTTATTACAAGATAGCAAGTATAGAGTATGGTTTAGAAAATTTTTAAAAGAATATGTACACTATGTACCTATTAAAGAAGACTTATCAAATTTATTTGAACAGATTCGATGGTGTCGTGAAAATGACGAAAAATGTAAAGAAATAGCGTCTAATGCAAGACTATTTTATGATACATATCTAACTGAAAAGGGAATTCTTGATTATGTTCAGATTTTATTCTTCAATATTAAGAATGTTATAGGAACTTATTATTATAACTATAAAAGTATAAAAGATATTATCTATCAAAAACAACTTGAAAATTTATCTAATTCAGTTACACCTATCGACATAAAACTTGTATATCCATTCAATAAAAGAAATATCAATTCAATGGGAGGATTAGAAATATTTCTAAATCGTCATAATATGCCACTTGATCAACTTTTAAATAAAAAAGAAATTCATAAAAGTAAAGATAGTATAATACATACTTATTATTTGGATAAACTATTACTTAACACAAAAACATCAAAAAGAAAGTGTGAGTTGGTTAATGAAACATTCATTGGTTTAAATTGTGTTAATAAACTCTTACGTGAAATCCCAAATTTTAAGTATACTTTTGGTTTAGATAATTCGGTCTTATTTACTGAGCATATTGATGGTATTATTTTCAGTGAATATATTAAAAAATGTTCAATTGAAGATTTTATTGCTGTTATAAAAATTTTATTTTTAAGTCTATCAGTTGCTCAAGAAAAATATGGGTTTGTTCACAATGATTTAACATCTTGGAATATTATAATTAAAACTCTTCCTAAAAAAGAAAGTTTTATTTATCAATTCAAGGATCAAGTTTATGTGATTGAAACAACAATTTTACCTATTATTATTGATTACGATCGAAGTCATGCTATTATTGACGAGATTCACTATGGGATAGTGAATCGATTTAGTTCAAGTACATTTCAAGATTGTTTTTGTATGGTTATTAATAGTGTTTATGAGTTTTCTTTAAGAAAAATAAATGAGAAGGAACTATCGATATTATTATACATAATTAATTTTATAACAGAAACAGACTTTTATTCTAAAAAAATCACAACATTTGAAGAATTAACCAATTTTTTAAACATAAATAAAAAGTATAACGAGATCGTTTATAAAAATAAATGTGATTTAGAATCATTTGAGCCATGTGATTATTTCATCTATCTTGAAAGTTTACCAAAATCTTCATCTATTGACATTAAAAATATTGATGGCATTAAATCACATAAAGATTATATTTACGTAAATCCTTTATTTTATTATGATATAATTGTTTCTCAAGATAGTCATAATCATATCATAGAATATATTGATAAAATTGAACATCAAGTAATGTATGTTATTGATAATTTTCTTGTAAATTACATCTATTATATCCATAGCGTCAATCAAATCTATAAAATCATGAATAATTTAAAGCATTTCATTGAAACCTGTAAAAAAAATGATACGAATGAATATTTTATAGAAATAAGAAACTGTGATCGTGTTATTAAACGTCTTGAAACTCAAATGGAATATAAACAAATTAAACAAGAAACACCTACATGCGGTCATTTTATTGAGACTAATCCATCAAACACTAATACTGTATTTTGTAAGATATGTAACAAAGATTTTGAAAAATTGAAATTTTTATCAAAACTCGTAGCTTCTCCTTATTATAATCCTAATTTTAGTCTATCAAAATATAATGATCATACTTTTTCTATACCTAGTAAAATTCTTTCTATTTTACAAGGAAATTCGGATCTTCGTAATGAAAAATTGGTATGCATAAGATATATGGTACGTGATATTCTTTTATACGAACAACCTTATACGATTCAAAATGAAAAAGAATTTGCAAAGAAGTATGGCAGTATACTAAGAAATCTTTCACCATTAGCAATCATTAACCATAATTCTAACATTAAAACATTAAAATTTTTAAGTAAAGAAATTTATCAAAAAGATAAAGAAGAATTGGAATTGCTTCCAGAGCCTCCTCTAAAAATATTAAACACACTTAAAAATATCTTAATCTTATCTTAATCTTATAATTTAATTTAAATTATAAGAACTTTAAAACCCTACATCAATATCTTCACACATATACTTAATAAATGAATCATCCGTATCAGGTAAACCTGATGACTTACGTGCATCCATGTAACGACTAAAAAATTTAGTATGATAATCTTCGTCCTTTTCACGTAACTCCTTAAGTTCATCACGTGATTTTAAAATATTAGCTTTCATTTCATCCATCTTTTTCATAGTAGAATGATAAGTCCATGTTAATTGAGCCTTCTTTACCATCAATTCAATGTATCGATCATAAGGATCAATATCAGATTTTGCAACATCTGCCAATAATTCTTTCTCACGATCTTTAATTTCTTCCATAGCCTGTTTTTCTTCATCTCGTTTCTTACGTACTTCTTCAGATGTAGTTTCAACTACTTTTTTCTTAATATCAATGTCTTTAGTCTCACAAATATATTTTTTAGTTTCAGCAAGAGGAAAAGGACGACCTACGTATGTATGATAAATACTATGAAAACTGTCGACATTTCGAATTAAATATTCGGCTTTTAAATCAGCTTCATCTTGTGTTTGAAAAGTACCACGAACTTTCAACATGCCAAAAACACCATCTTCATCTGGCTTTGCGCCTTTAGCAGGAAAAAAAGAAACTAGACAATGTACTTGATTTTCATGTTTAGGATCAGCATAAAACTTTTCAAAACGAGGAAATTTTTCAACAAAATCTTTGACATTTAATTCTTTCATTGCATGAACTGTCTCTTCATCAGACAAAGATGGATTTCCTAACTTGAAGCTTTTTGGATCAGTTTCATTTTTATCTAAAGGAGAAGTTAAGCTATGTTGAACAGAATATTCATTAGACATCTTTATTTTATTATTATTTTAATTTTTTAAATATAGTATAGAATATAATTATTAACATTTTAAAAATTAAAATATTAATAAAATGTATAATTCAACTATATCTTCACTCATAAAATGTATGAAAAATTCAAAATTATTAACACATTCAAATCTATACTCTTCTTACCCAAAAAATATTACTTTTCTTAAAAATATAAAAGAAGTTCGTTTATCTATTATTTATATCAAAATTCTTTCTGTTTATGCTAATCGTGTAAATAACACTCATTTATATCAACCTATATATTATTATGTACCATTAAATTACGTAAATGAAAGATATATAAACAATAAAAAAATATCTTTTTTATTTGAAAATCTTCGAAACAATGATAATATTATCGAAGCAGATGAGACTGAATTAAAAAAGTTAATGAAAGAATATGTTATTTTTAAATAGAGGTAAAAAGCCTTGAATAAATTTTTTAATTAAAATTGATTTTATAATTAAAAAGAAATTTGATTAAATAAAGATGTCAGTTTCTGAATTTTTGGAAAATAATAGAGTAACTGGTGATTATCATACACATGTCAGTATGATACATCCAAAAGGAAAATTTCAAATTAGTAAACATATTTCTGAGTCTTTTTGGAATTCTTATTGTAATGACATTTTTAATAAAGAAAACATAGAATACGGAATTGCCGAAAAACCACAATCTTATTTACCTATATTAGTAGATGTCGATATTAAGGTTGAATTTACAGAAGATAAAGATGTTACATGTTTATATACTACCTATCAACTTGAAAACGTCATACGTAACTACCAAGATACTCTTAAAAATATTTTAAATGATTATAGACCCGAACATTTATATTGTTTTGTTTTAGAAAAACCTGCTTACCGAATTAAAGTAGGTGAAAAGGAATATTTAAAAAATGGATTTCATCTTCATTTTCCATATACTTTTATTAATAAAAATGATCATGAAAATCACTTACTTCCAAGAGTTAAAAAATGTATCGATAAAGATATGACTTTTAAACCTTTAGGTTTTGAAAAATCTGGAGATTTAGTTGATAAAGGATACACAAAAGCACCATGGTTACTTTATGGAAGTATAAAAAACGAAGGAATGAATCCATACATTTTTACAAAAATTTATAATGAAGAAAGAGATATTATCAGTTTAGAAGATGCTCTTAAAAATTATAAAATTTATACAGCAGAAGAAATAGAAATTGATTTAAAAAATAAATACGAATTCTATTTACCTCGCATATTTAGCATTGTTCCATGGCAACGTGAAGTTTGTGAAATGCGTCCAAATTTACCTAGTCCTATTAAAATAGATAATTCTAAAGATAAAAAAAGAGAATTTAAAACACAAAATTTATCAGAAACATTATCAAAAGCTAAAAAATTATTAGAATTTATCTCAGATCAACGTGCAGAATCATATTCTGATTGGCTACAAATTGGATGGACTCTTTTTAACATATCTGATGCTTCAAATGAAGGCCTTGAATTATGGCTAGAATTTAGTTCAAGATGTTCTGAAAAATTTGATCAACATGGATGTATCAATTTATGGGAAAAAATGGAAAAAAGATCAATCACAATCGGTACATTACATCATTTTGCAAAATTAGATAATCCAAATTTATATAATAAATTCACAGAAGAATGTTCAAAAAAATATATCAATGAAGATAATATAGTTAATTGTAGTCATAATGATCTTGCAAAAGCATGTTATGAAAAATATGGAACAGAATTCGTATGCGCAAGCATTGTTAATAATGTATGGTTTCAATATAAAAATCATAAATGGTGTCGTATTGAAGACGGTATCTTTCTTCGTCAAAAACTATCAGAAGAATTTGTTGAAAAATTTCAATTAATTGCAAAAGAAATCATGGGAACAATGTCACGTAATGTTGATACAAATCAAAAAGATCTTTATTTACAAAAACATAGACAAGTATTTAAACTAATCTCAAACTTGAAAAACTCATCATTTAAAACAAATATTATGAAAGAATGTAAAGAAGTCTTTTATGATGAAAAATTCTTACAAAAAATAGATAAAAATGCTTGGCTAATTGGCTTTAAAAATGGCGTATATGATCTTAAAAATCATGTATTTCGTGCTGGAATTCCTGAAGATTATATATCTTTACAAATGCCTATCGATTATTCTGAATATGATGAAAATCATCATTTAGTTAAAGATGTACACAACTTTTTAGAAAAAGTTTTCCCAGATCGTGATGTACGCGACTATTTCATCAATGTTTCAAGTGAAGTATTTGTCGGTGGTAATCAAAAAAAACATGTTTTATTTTGGAGTGGTGACGGTGATAATGCCAAAAGTGTTACTCAAACTATTTTTGAAAAAATGTTAGGTGAATATGCAATCAAATTACCTACTTCATTAATAGTTGGTAAAAGGTCTATTAGTAGCGCTGCAAGTCCCGAACTTGCACGAGCAGGAAACGGTGTACGTTGGGCAATTTTACAAGAACCTGATAAAAAAGATGTTATTAACATTGGTATTTTAAAAGAATTGTCAGGTAACGATACTTTTTACGCTCGTGGCCTATTCCAAAATGGTGCAGAAATTGAACCTATGTTCAAGCTTGTTGTTATCTGTAACGACCCTCCTAGTATTCCTTATAGTGACAAGGCCACATGGAACAGAATTAGGGTAGTTCCGTTCGAATCAACCTTTGTTAACAATGCTCCAATTACGGTTGAAGAACAATTATTACAAAAAAGGTTTCCAAAAGATCCTTATTTTATGGAAAAAATTCCTGATATGATTAAACCATTTGCATGGGTACTGTTAAATCATCGTAAAAAAGGTTATAAATTAGTAGAACCAGAAAAAGTTACCATGGCAACTGAATTATATAGAAAGAAAAATGATCTTTACAGACAATTTATTGATGAACGTATTGTAGATGAACCAGATTCTAAGGTAAGTATCGACGAAATTTATGTAGGATTTAAAGAATGGTTTAAAGATTCTCATCCTGGTCAAACAATTCCTCCTAAATCAGATGTCAAAGAATACTGTATTAAAGCATGGGGAGAACCAGAACGACGTGGTATATGGAAAGGTAAGAGGTCAGTATCTTTAGATGAAGATATTGAACAAGGAAATGCATTTGTTGTAGGTGAAAATGATTTAGAGCAAAAATCAGATGATTAAATTAAATTATAAAATTTTCAATTAAATTTTATAAGGTTTATACTAGTTTAATAAATTAAATTGAAAATTTATTATATGACTAACATAGGTTTAAAATATTAGTTAAAGGGGGGTGTGTTTTTTAACAATCCTTATTTTAAAAAACAAATTAATAATAAAAGGAAAGGATGGATTTAATAAATAAAAAAATGATATATAATAATAATGAAATTAGAATCGTAGGAACAACAAATGACCCATGGTTTGTTGTAAAAGATATTTGTAAAATTCTAGATATAAAAGATAATCGTAGTTGTTTAAGGATTATCCCTGATAAATGGAAGGGTGAGCAACCGTTGCTCACCCCTGGTGGTGAGCAAAATATGAATATTATAAATGAATCTGGTCTTTATAAATTAATTATGAGAACAGACAAGTCTATTGCAGAAAAATTTCAAGAATGGGTATGTGAAGAAGTTTTACCATCAATCAGAAAAAGTGGAGAATACATTTTACAAGAATATAAACAAAAGCTTAATGAAAAACAATGTATTCTAGAAGAACAAAAAAATGAATTAGATATAAAGTCTAAAGAAATTATACAAATTGAAAAGGAAAAGATCCTGTTACAGAATAAAATTTTACGTTGTCGTCCACGTGTTCCATATAAAGATAAAAATGTTATTTATATTATAACTTCACGTTATCATTTACCTGAACGAATTTATTTGATAGGTAAAGCTGTAAATTTTATTGACCGTCTGAGTAGTCATAATAGAACCGTAGAACATGATGTTATTTTTATAAAGGAGTGTAATTCAGCATCGCAGATGCGTTTAGTAGAACTTATGGTTTTAACAATATTAAGTAAATATAGAGAGATAACGTGTCGAGATCGTTTCGTACTTCCTGAAGGAAAAGATATTTCATTATTTACAAAACCAATTGAAGATGTTATTAATTTATTAAAAGATGTTGATCATGATGTTGATGTAGAAAATTATTCGGCTGATGAATCAATAGATATATATAATGAAGATAATAGCGAACAAATAGCAGAACAAAGGAAATTTTTTCGAGAAAATAATCCAGAAAAATTAACCGAACAAAATAAACAGTATTATGAAAAAAATAAAGAAGAATTACTTACAAAGAACAAAGTATATCGTGAAGAAAATATTGATAAAATATCTGAACAACAAAAAGTGTATCGTGAAGAAAATAAAGAAGAATTGACGAAAAAAATAAAGTGTTGGAAAGAAATTCATAAAGAAGAACTAGTAATAAAAAATAAAGAATATCATGAAAAAAATAGAGCTCAAATTTTAGAAAAACAAAGAATTAATGTGGAATGTGAATGTGGAGTAATAGTAAATAATTCATGTCTAAGTAGACATAAAAGAACGACTAGTCATAAAAATAAATTAGATAATAAAAAATCTATAGAAGAAACTAATCTAGAAGAAACTAAACCAGAAGAAACTAAACCAGAAGAAACTAAACCAGAAGAAACTAAACCAGAAGAAACTAATCTAGAAGAAACTAATCTAGAAGAAACTAATCTAGAAGAAACTAAACCAGAAAAAGCTAAGCCAAAAACTAAAGAAAAAATTAAATGTGAGTGTGGATTATATGTCATAAAACATGCAATGAATCGACATATAAATTCAAAAATACATGAAAGTTTTTTGAAAAGAAAAGATTAAAGAATTAATTAAATTATTAATTTAATTAATATTTCAAAAAACTTTTATCCCAGTTTTGTAATAAATCTTTACAGCTTTTTTTAATATCTTTGATATTAGGATAAAACTTTTTTAATAAAGTTGAGTCTAGTTCATTATTTGATCTCTCCGATAACAGAATTTTTGATTGTTCTTCTAAAGTAAAATTATTCCATACAAATGCTGGGTCAACATAATCTTTATACATCTGTAGTATTTCATTATGTTCAATTGTTCCTGGATTTGTTAAATTAATAGTTCCAGTTATTTTTTGTTTTGATAAACTAACTAATACAGGTATCATATCTTCTAATACTGTCATACTGTTTTGAATACTACAAATTTTAGAATAACTTGTGATTTTAGTAATAAAATTTCTAGGATTATGATACCCTACAATTGGCATTCTTATTCTTAAATTTAAAACTGAATCATTAAAAAAATGCATTAATCTATCCGTAAATCCCTTTACTGTAGAATATCCACTTCCAAAAAAATTTGGTAAATCTTCTTCTGTAAATAAGTCTTTATCATTGTTATATGAAAAAATACAGCCTGTTCCAAGATAAGTTACATGAATTCCATATTTTTTGCCTATAATAGCTAATACAAGTGGTGAAAATAAATTATCTCTTATATTTTCAACTAGTTTACCTTTTTGTTCTAAATAATCAATTGTAGAATGTCCAGGTCCATGTGTTCTTCCAATAAAACATAAAATTCGATCTATATTATTAGTTTGAATTTCTAGTTCAACTGATTTTTCATCATCTGCTCTAGACACAGATTCTATAAAAGTTTCTCCTAAATTTTCTAAATAAACTTTCACCATACTACCAATCCATCCTTTACTTCCATAAATTAACCATTTCATTTTTATTAAATTTTGTTTTTAAATAAACTAAAAAAGTTCTATAATTTAAATTATAACCAGGATTTTATTGAATAATACATAAATTATATACTAGATTTTTTTGAGGAGTTAACATCTCTTTTACTTCTTTTTCAAAAATTTTTTCTACTTTTGTTTCAATAATTTTTACTTCATTATCAGCATTTGTTTCTATCTGTTTCAAGTATTCTTCTAATTCTGTATCAAAAACTTTTTCTACTTCTTTCTCTGTTTCAATAATTTTTACTTCATTATCAGCATTTGTTTCTATCTGTTTCAAGTATTCTTCTAATTCTGTATCAAAAACTTTTTCTACTTCTTTCTCTGTTTGAGTAGTAACTTGTTTTT